CAGGTTCTTCGTGAATCCATCCTGGGGTCCACACGCCCTAGTTGTTCGCAAGACTTGAAACAGGATCACTCCCGCCAGCGGGCCTCGCACGTCGGACTTAACTCTTAGACCTTAGACCCTTGCCCTGGGACCTTAGACCATCGCACGACGTACTTTGAGATTAAATTAGAGCGCTCTGAATAAGTTCAAATTGAAGGTCGTAGGCTTACTTAGGATCAGCTCTTTTGGCTCGTTCAGAGCGCATCCGGAGTGTTCTGTGTATATTCTAAGTTAGAATTCAATTTGAATTTTTTAAATAATAAAAAGGGACCCGAAGGTCCCTTTTATTCCACCAGAAAAGATTTACGCGAGAAGCGCGTCGGCCGTCGCACCAGCATCTTCGACCACAGTGTCTTCAGCCATCTTGCTCTTGCGTGGTTTGCGGCGATTGCCACCACCGGCGTCAACAACAGGTTCGCCTTCTTTGGTCACAGTAGGCTGTGCACGAGCGGCGGTGCGAGCGGCTGCGAACGCTGCGGCATCAGACTCTTCAGCTTCAGGCGTATTTTCCAGCTCCACGATCACTGCATCAACGGAGCCAGTGCTGAACTTGGGGTGACGTTGCAACCAAGCCACGCCTTCTTCCTTCATGGCGGCCGTTGGCTTGAAGTCAGCGGTCACATAGGCGAAGTTGCGATTTTTCTTGATGTCATCGATCTTGCCCACAGTGGTGCCGTACATATCAGCCAAGGCCTTCGTGGCGTCGCCCTTGTTGTTGCCAAAGCGAATTTGTGCAACGACGGCCACAGGCATACGGCCGTTGATGATGGCGGTGTTAACTTTCTTCTCGACGGCGGCTTCAGCGGCGGTAGAGGTTTGAACTTCTTCTGTCATGGTAAACTCCTAAAGGGTTTGAGTGGGTAGCAAACCAACTATTTGATTTGCTTGGTGCAATTATATAACGCAAAAATTGAAATTGTCAACTCTAATCATGGGTTCGTGATTTTATAGCCTTTTAGCGGCCCCAGCGACGTTCGTGGTTCCTGGCCCTTTTACTGGCCCTTTTACTGGCCCTTTTACTGGCCCTTTTACTGGCCCTTTTACTGGCCCTTTTACTGGCCCATACGCACGTCGCACGTCGCACGACGCTCCAGATGCGCTCTGAATAAGTTCAAAAGGAAGGTCGTAGGCTTACTTAGGTATGTACTAACAGAGAGCTTCTGCGTATGCTGGAGCGCTCTGAAAGTAGCAATTGGGATCAGTCAAACATTGTAGAATTAAATTTTGGAGTCGTAGGCGCCGCCACTATAGGGTCTTCCTTATTAAACAAGTACGCATCAAACAAGTTGATGGCCGTCGGGTTTAGTTCAGGGTTATCATTCAGGAAATAATTGAACAATGGTCGCAAGGCCTTCTTAGTCATATAACCAACACCAACGCCCTTCGCCCAGATTTCGAAGGCTAAGTAATCCTCTAATGTGGCGGTGCGAGAGTCATACCAAGCCACTGGCGGAGTATCTTTAGATATATGCCAACCCTTTAACGTAGTGGACCTGGATGTACGACCCTTAAAATGAAGAGCCAAAGCCTCGAGGGACACCGGGTGATCATTTTTGTTGATGAACACCTTAGCCTGATCATAATGAGACTTGCACAGGCGTATACAAACACGCTCAATCTCCGGTGGCGCTGTAAACAGGTCACCTATCGGTGGGTAATAGATGAAAGTCTTGGCCTCACGCTCACAAAGGCCACACATCTCACGATTGCCAAAATCTACTATGCGACCATCGTTCAGATACTTGCGAGAATAATGCGTTGACAAAGAGGCGACGCTCATGGTACACTCCAATAGTTAAAATAGTAATTATAACGTAGTTTTATATCCTCGACTACTATATATTCAAGGATCCACGCTACCCATGATAGTTGCTACTTAAGTTTTGTTAAGTTGAATATAAATGTTCATAGTTTAGTATGAAGTTATTATAGTTTTAGTTATAGTTTTAACTAAACTTCTACATATTTATTATCTAAATAAAATCTTAATATAGTATAGAATATAGTAAAGCCTAAATAACTAATAAAAACAACTACTTACGAATCCCGCTGTCACCGAGGTTGCTCTTTTTGTATATTTCGAAGGGCATGGTTCGAGGGGCATGGGTAGTCATTAGTTTGTACCTAGAAACTGGATCTTTTTGACTATTAACAAGGTTTTTCTCAATAGTTAGTAAAAATAGAGTCCCACGTACTACTCCATGATAAATACCATGATTGGGGAGCGCTCTGGAGCGCTCTGGGCGCTCTGCAAACTACATAGCTTTTTGTACCAGATCCACTAACTAACTAACTTCTGAAACTTCATACTAACTTCATACTAACTTCATACTAACTTCATATAATACCATCAAACTAATAGACTAACCACTATCAAACTCCGTACTAAACTTAAATACTAGAAACTTTAGCAACCACGATCCTGGATCTTTGCGTCCAAGGGCCTATCTGACCTAAAATCCAATGTATAATGGACTCTGCACGGTACGTTAAATAGACCTAAACTTCAGCGCGAATTATGGCCCCCACAAAACCTAACATCCTTGTTTTAATAACTCGACTCTTCTGTGTCCCGATAAAGCGACCAGGTTTAGACCTGACAAGCATCGATGCGGTAGGATCACTATTCACAATAGATCCCATACTTAGAGACTTCGTTGAGTACGTGACTAGTTCTGACGCGTTCCATGAAGGATCCTCTTGGAATCCAGGCCAGGTTAATTACAAGCAAGCCACCAGCAGGCGCACGGATTTCCAGTTACCTGTATCATTGCGGGAATTCCAGTCAGATTTGATGCCCTACATGGACACCTTGCCAACGAGAGTTTCGATGCTTGCACCGATCAGGGCAGAAGACTTCGATGCCAAAGGGCGTCGTCGGGCGTCGTTCCTGTGTACTAACCAACCTGAGCCGGTTCAAGAGCTCACATCAGGCTCGAGGTGGCTACGCTCCCAGGGCTATGACAACTTGCGCGACGTGTTCATGCGGACTAAGAACGAGACAGTGAGTTGGTTGTCCCTCGTCCATGGCCTCAATGTGCCGACTAAAACTGTGTCGACTGATGAGCTACAGGCCCTCGTGGAGGTCCTTGGCGATGGGGAATGGGTAAAAGCGATAACAGTCAGAGTTGATACGTCACATTGGCCTGGGCAAGCACGAACTATATAAGAGCGCGACGTGCGTGGGTATAGGCGCATACTACATACGACAGTCTCTAGGTTGACCTAATTCAGGGGGCCCCCGATCAAGGATCCTCAAGGAGATACCCAAGGGTTTAGCCAGGCCCTATACCATGAACGGGATCATAATGACAACAATAAATTAAAGGACCCATGATCGAGGGTAAATAGAGCGAGATTAGGGATGTATAATAAGACTATCAACAACCGGAGAAATTTATGGCTACATCGTTCAGAACGGCATTTACAGAAGCTGAGGAGGCGCCTCGCACATTGGCTCAAGCGTTCAAGCGTGCGACGCTCATCGCGCAACCAGCTAACGTCATGTCTAATGATAACCCAACAAAAGACGGCGCGTGTAATTGGGATAAACGTGTCAAGGCGGAATACAAAGTGTTTGGCCCGCAGCTTGGTAAGATGCTATATGCGCGAGTTATCACTGAGCCTGGTGCGACGTGCGACTCTCATATCTTGCACATGCAATATGAGCACGGTCATGCTACGTATAACGGCGAGCGTCGCGTTGAGACTTTTGCGTAAATCCAGAGAGTAGACTAATGCATCGTGACAGGGTGCATTGTTCCACAACTGGAGAAAATGAAATGCGACTTAAAGTATATGATGAAAATGGGCGCCATGTGAGTGGCTGCGAGGTAGAGCGCACACGCCTGTCTATGGACGAGGTGCGAGATATTTACGCCAAAGGATGCGGCCATGTCGACGCCGAATCTATGCGCAAGTGCGGGTTCCCAGTAGAGAGCTACACATTCACTTCAGACTACTACGTGACCTATGGCTGCGGCTCGAATTTAAACGGCTGTTTCGCCAAGGTCGAAGTGCCGTACGACGTTAGCCCTACGGAGTTCGTGCAGATGCAGATCGGCCCGAAGTACGCATTCATCTATAGTGAAGCGAGCTGGACGCTGGATGGTGAGACCCAGGAGGACCGTTATGGGCTTCGTCAGGTCCACTTGCAACCCCAAGTTTCAGGAGAATAGCATGAACAATAACACAGAAGAAACCCCTCGCGCTTCAGCCAAGCTGACGGAACACGAGTACCTCCTTGTTTCTGACAAGACGTCTGAGGTGCTCAAGTCTGACAGTGACTATATGTCCATCAAGAAGCTGGCCGGCATTATTCGCAAGGCCGGTGGCGAGGTTACAATTTTCAAGGCTATTAAGGGTTAACATGACACTAGAACAAATTCTGGCGATGCACCAAGATCCTCGCCTGGCCTCTACGCAGATGACCTACGAGGTCTGGCAAGATGGCGAGGTGACTCTCACTAAGGCCGGGGACATTTTCCGCCACCGCAACCTTCACTGCCACCTGTCTGCAACGGGCGACGATGCGATCGACGTTAATCTCATGCCCGAGCGTCTTGGGAAAAACGGATCGATCTGTGTCTTGACGCACGAGGATGCGATTATTATTCGTGACTGGATAACAGAGCAACGCACCGTGGACTACAATGCCTGGGCTTTTAAGAATGGATTAGAAAGCTTCTGATGCTAGCCACCACGTACCAACGCAAGCAAATAAACCGCATCCTTGAGATTTCGAAGACCATCAAGGATGGGGAAGTGAAAGTATCATATGGGGGCTGCGTTTGCCTGCTGATAAAGGGCGGATCCTTGTGTCAGTTTGGTAAGACTCGGGATTTTAGATTCTTTTACCCTGCATATAGCTCTAATCAAGAGAAAATAACACTGCGAAGCATGGACGAGGTCGTAAGTTTTTTAACCTCAAGGAAACACGATGATTAAACCTGTAACCAGACTCGACGTGACAATGATGCCACAAGAATTCACTAGGAAATTCGATGTGACACTTAACGGAGAACGGCAACGTCTATGTATCATTGCAGACGTAACTGAAGGATACGTCGTGAGATACACAACCGGTCTTTTTGGGGCTCCGGTCAAAGGGCGAGGGGGCGTCCTTAAGACACAGAAAGTCTATGGTACCGTGATCATCGCTGAAAAGTGGCGGACGTGCAATGTAACTTTCGATGAGTAAACAGATTTGAGTAAAATAGATGGCCGCTAAAATTTTCAGACTCCCTGCTAGTACGGAGTTCTCTGCTGAGCAGGCGCTCAGCGATGCGCTGAAGGATGACTTATATGACGTGCTCATAGTTGGGTACAATCACGACGTATCTCTGTATATTCGCTCAAGCAAGATGACTTGCGCGGAAGCCCTGTTTATGGCTAATAAAGCTATGAGGTGGGCAGAATCTGGAGGCCAATTGTGAGAGGTACAGACGCGGAAGTCCGTAAAAAGCCTTGGAAGTATTGCAAGAAATGCAAGGTCGCGATAAAGAGTCCCACGGGTTATTGTTATGAGTGCTATAAGGGCGAATCGTTTACGGCAAGCCCGTACGGGCTTTTGAATGCAAATAATGGATTTAAATTTACAAATTCTGAGGGCCGAAAATGACTAAGCGGGAATCTAGAGTACCACCTAGCCCAATTAAGATATCGATCCACAAGGCCCTCGCAAATATAGGGCCTATGGATTGTGGTGAACTGGCTCGGCATATTGGCACTACGCGCGAGGTGATAGCCCAATATGTGCGGCAGATGAGAGCCCTGGGGGTAACAATAAGGATTTCAGGATGGGCTTATCCAGAAGGCGTGGGGCGGGCCGCGCCTATCTATGAGATAAGTGACAAGCCTGACGTGCCGAAGCCACCTCGTCAGAGTGTGCAGGAGCAGAAGAGGAAGTGGTACGCAAAGAATCGTGCCATCGTACGGATACAGCAGTCAGGCAAGAGGTCCACACTGTATCGACTAAATAATGTGATGGGGTTATGATGCAAGAAGAATGGGAATGCGAAGACTACAGTGAGGCAGAAATTGTAGTTAGCGTCTATGTTGAAACAGCAGAAGAGCTAATTGCGCGTGACGTTGCAAAGGCCCATCACGTGCTGGAAGAGTTCATTAGCGAACTCACTGCAAGGCACATGGCCGAAATGGGTGGGCCTGATCAGCAGGGTTGGCTGCTGAATATAAATCACAGGGTCATGGACCATTCGCAAAATTGGCTAGATCCTTATGGACATTCACATTTTGTGAAATGTAAACACAGCGTGGAGATAGAGATTACTTGCGAGTACCATGAATTCCTTAAACGCTTTAATGATTTTGAAAGAATCATCTATTTGGAATATTTGGGTATTCCAGGAAAATGGATGCTTAAAGAAGCGAATGCCCTTGTTTCGTACCCTAACACTCGAATAATGAGCGTCAGACTTTGCAAAATCGGATTATAATGAGAATTGACTTATCAAAGAATTCAAGCGGGTTGCCCCATAAAGGTAACCAGCAATTTAAAGGCGTAGGGGTTGTAAAGTATTGTTTACTGTGCGACGCGCATCGCCCACAGTTGGGAGGACGACTTCGCGCCATTGCCGGCGGAAAACACTGGGTATGCGTATTACATTCGGAGAAACCAAATGAAGAAAAGACTGTGGAAAGCGATTGAGGATTATAGATCGTCTGGAAGCCGCGAGGAACACTGGCGTAATCGCGATGCCCTTGACATACTGATTGATGAAGCGCTGACTGATAATTACAGAGTCGCATACGACGCGTGGCAAGACAAAACTGAATGGGTCCAAGAGACCTCTACGCCTAGAGAACTAGGCAAGCATCGTGCGGATGTCCTCAGGGAGAGAATTGAGGCTTTGCGTATTGAGGTAGCTCAACTAGCGGAGTTTGTCATCGCTGTAGGTGGATTCTGGGGACACTCGAAATCGAAACTTATAGGCGAGGACTCCCTTGCGGCATGTATTAATCGAGTGGATGATCACAACTCTATGCGTTAGGGTGATAGACTGACGAAAAGCGCAGTATAATTTGATTCTCAATAACTGGAGAATACGATGTTTAAGGTAACTAAGCGGTTTACTAAAGGGCTCCTTACGGGTAAAACCGTGACAGAGTTCACAAGAATAAAATTCACTGAGGGTCGAGAGTACAATGAGTGCGTGGGGTCCGGGGCGTATATGGTCGAGAAAGTGGAGATGTATATGCCCCGAGAGCTTACACTGGTAGGAGCGTATGGACGCGAGGCAACCCTCGAAGACTGGACCGCAGGTAAAGACTTTCTGATTTGTGGCGGCCCGTACTGCTCGATCCGTGATATTAAGCTGATGAAGGCAGACGGATATACTGACGTCACTTTACTGCGTCGCGACGGGACCGTCGTGGTAATGATTAACATCGATGAGGCAATGGCATCGACTTACAAAGAGCCTTCACTTTCATAAACAATCCGCACAGGCAAAAAGCCTGCGCCTAACTTAATAAGAGTACGATATGACAACTAAGACATTGAATGGTTTCGTGCATGCACGGAAAGACGATTATTGCATGAAAAAAGACGACTGGCAAATCGAGGGGTTCGAGCTCTCTGTTTGGAAGTACGAAGACATGAAATCCTGCGGCCTGTTTATGATCGCGCCAGCCACGATTACATTTGAGCTGCCAGATAGCTGGGACCCTCGCAAGGCGATGGTAGAAGTTTTACGTAAAGAACAGGAGAAAATTCGTACGGAGTACCTCGCTAGAGTGCAGCAACTCGAGGACGAGATCGGCAAGTACCTGGCCATTGGTAATTAAAAATGAAAATCATCACAGTCATCGCGTTCATAGTTCTGGCTGTGATCTTCATTGCGCCAGATGAAGAGGCCCCGCAAGGGGCTTTGACAAGAGAAGACCGGATACGAATCCTCTGCGGTCAGAATGCAGCCTGGGTAGAAACTGGGAAATCTGGAGAGATCCAGTGTTTTACTAAACACGGTCGCAAAACCATTAAAAGAGTAGCTCTATGAGAAAAAAGAGCAAGTACAAACCTAGAGAGGTACGCGTTGATAACTTGGCCTGGATAACAAGTGGCATGTTGCCGGTGTCTGCGGCTAAAGAGGCGATGATAAACCTAGGCATTAGGAACCATGGCGCCATGGAGTCGTTGGTCAAAGGTCAAGGCACGAGGGGCGACGCAGTAACGTTACGTAGTGCGTGCATTACGGCTAGAGCCTTGGCGATGTTGGACCTTGGTAAAGAGTACAAGCCAGATCTTGACAAGGCCCAAGTTACTATCGCTGAGATGATAGCGCGAGGTGACTCAACCGGACGATACCTGTTTAAAGGCCCGGAGATAGCGACTGTTAACTTGGGCATGGAGATCCATGAGGCCCAGTTGGAAATTTGCACAATTGCCAAATTGGAAGAGGCTGTCAAGTTGGCATTGAACGTAGTGTCAAAACTCGTGTAAATAGTTTAGTACGCGACGAAAAGCACAGTATAATTAAACTATCAACAACTGGAGTAAATCATGACTAGGCAAGCTCTCTCAACCCTTCGGCGTTTAAACAAACTCGGACGTGAGTGGGAATTTCGCCACGAAGGCACTGTTTGCAATGGCTTCCCGATCATCATTTGGTTTAGCATCGATGAGGCAGATCCGGAAGTTGGATACTTTCACGATTCAATAAATGACTATGAGTTGACTACCCTGACCGGATCTCCAGCCCTTTGGTTGAAAGTGTCTAAAAAGGATATGGACAATCTGCTGACCTCTGCAATGGAGGCTGTTGTGCAAGAAGCAAAGGAGAATTTCAATGAGCAAGATTAAGATTACGGATCGCACGATCTATAATATGGCCTGGGACGTCTGCGAGGGCGTTCTAAATCTGGAGATGGTCAAATACCTGGACATCCAGGACGATCTGAAATATCAGTTTATCAAGAAGCTGATAGCCCCACTGCGTTACATCACTCTTCTCATGGAGACCCACGAGGGTCTTGAAACTGAGGTTGGTCGCATCTTGATGGCCAAATCCCCGGATGTTATAGAGGGATGGGACAATGTGCGAATGATGTTGCTGCGTGAAGAGAAGCGCAGACGCATAGATGACGATGAGCCCGCGATTGACGATGTAAATGACGCAGTACGGTTAATCAACTCTATTAGGAAACATATATGAATGTACAAGACATCTGGCGTGAGGCTGATAAGAAGTGGGCGGAGTATCGGACAAAGGGCGAGGCTTTACTGCTTAAGGAAATGGCCGATAAATATCAAGGCCTGAAAAGCCTTGGTTGGGCAGACGCGTGCTATTGTCCAAAAGATGGATCTCGATTTTTGGCCATCGAAGCGGGTAGCGCAGGCGTCTACCCCTGCACATATAAAGGTGAATGGCCTAAAGGTACTTACTGGACGGAGGCCGACGGAGACTTGTGGCCGTCACGACCAATCTTGTGGAAACCAATAGGTGATGCGTATCAGTCAGTTTAAAAAGCGAGTGCGTAGGCTAATACGTACTTGCTAGTTTAAAGCGATCAGAGCGCATTCTGACTGTTTTAAAGTAGCAAATAATCAATACGAAAGGCGAATAAAATGAGTTTATTGGGTAAAGTGCTTCGGTCAACGGATGATACGATTGTGACCGACGGTGAAATTGAGGTTCGTAAAGTTTACAGGCTGCACGAGCGAGGCGTAAGCTATTCCACGATGAAACGCAAAGTTGGAGCGACAAAGTGGAGTAACTCATCTACCAGCGAAGTACCGCTACCCGCTCCGCTGATTGATATGGTAACTATGAAAGGGTCTTAGAATGAATATTGCGGGCGATGAGCCAGACTTTATTGTGGCGTTGAGGCTAAAGTCAATGGCTATGGAGTTGTTTAGCACAGAAGAGTGGCGACAATTAGTCGGCCTAGATCCAGACATACATGAACTAATTCAGCTGATGCATGATGTTAGTCTTATTGACATGAGTCTTGAGTTAGTTGACGGCATGCAGATAGCTATGTGGAGGCTGAGATCATGAATATCGATGAAGCCACGAAGGCCAGATTAGAACTTCAGCTGGCTATTCTCGAATTAATACGATCCTTCGAGGATACGACAGAGCTGAGCGTGTCTGATATACGACAGCTACGTCTGCATCAGTTCGGTCGCAAGTCGTCTACCTTTGCGATCGAAATTATCGTAGAATTACCATGAATGGACCTTAGAATTAAATTTAAAAACTGACGATTTTATATGTTATAATATAATTGTCGTGTTGGTAGTGTCTCCGGCCAGAGCACTCCATTTGAACGCCCTGAAGTCACAAACTTCAGGGCGCTTCTTTCAGTAAACACGATATGCCAAACACGATGCTCATGAGAGCGCATATTGAAAGAAATCATGCCAGAACAACCAAGCACTTTGACACCTAGTCAAATCTACTCGCGTGCGTATAAGTTAGCCAATAAAGAAGCCCACAAAGAAAAAATGCGAGCGTGGCGCGAAGCGAATCTAGACTACCCGCGAGCGTGGCCCGAGGAGAATCCTGAAAAGGTCAGAAATGCCTCCGCAAAACGCCTAGAAGCGCCTGGCGAAATATCTCGTGGTTGGATCGCTAAACTCTTAGAGTTACAGCGATGGACTTGCGTAGTTTGCAATGCTGACCTGCGTTTTGGTTACCATATAGACCATATCCAACCCATTGCTCGAGGCGGCGAGAATACTGACTACAACATACAGATTCTATGCCCAACCTGCGATCTGCAGAAAAGCGATAAGGACCCTATCGAGTTTATGCAATCCAGAGGCTTTCTGTTATGACACCGGAGATTGTAGTAGCATTCGCTAAAAGATTCGCTGAACACGGTTTTTATGTCTTCCCGCTGTATAGCTCCATCAAGGGGCCTATGAAGCCGTACGGATGGGCCCTGAATGTGACCACAGGGGATAAGTCGAAGGTCATCGCGGCGACGAACGACCCTCTTGAGGTCGACACGTGGCCCGCCCAAGTCGATGAAAAATACAATCACGCAAAGGTGGTTTCCTACGGTGTCTTAGGCAAGAACATAGTCATATTCGATCTTGACTCCAAAGACGGCAAGAAGGGACCCGAGCAATTTAAACTGCTCATGAATAAATTTCATATTCCGGCACCCGCTTTGGTCACGAAGTCAAAGACCGGTGGGTTTCATCTCTACTATGCGAAGCCAGAGAAATTTAAAAAGACTCGTGTTAAGTCCGTAGCTAATATCTCCATCGCAGGCCAGAAATACGAAGGCGTCGATGTTCGTGGTGACGGTGGTATGGTCATAGGTCCATCATTTGAAGGCGACGAAGAGACCTGGGAATCCGGCAGGTACCAGCTCATTAAGGGCCACGTAGGTATCAAACTCAGCGAGATGCCAGGAGACATACTATCAAGCCTGGGCAGTACATCGTTCTCAGACCCGCTGGACAATCTTATAGGCTCAGCCAAAGAGCCAGATGAGAACGACGATGTGATGGAAGTCCTCAAGCGAGGGGAGATTCCGAAGGTCTTACCTCGAGGTGCTCGCAATCATGGCTTCTACATTTTTATCAACGCGCTGCGGAATAAGGGCTTCGCACCAGAGACGGTTAGACAATTTGTTAAGCAGCTCATAGAGGTAACAGAGGATAAGGAAGACCTGCACGAATCTGTCAATATAGAAGAGATGCTAGCGCGGGTTTATAAGGTCGACACGAATAACCCGTATGACGTGGCTAGGGACTTGATTGAACGCGGTCTGTATCGAGTAACTGGACACGGTGCGAAGATAAAATATGTCTTGTTTGCAGATAACCCGTACTACTCCTCAATCGGATTCCATGACGGAGCTGCGATGCGGCAGTTACTGGATCGATTCACACGACTAATTCCACAAGCAAATGGCAAGGAGCGAGCGGTCAATCCCGCTGAACTCCTTGATAAGATCTTCGACCAGACCCATGAAGTAGATATTTCTGGGTTCAAACCTGGGGCTCCAGAGGTATTCAACTCCAATGAGATGGGCGGCCGGCGGTTCTTAAACGTGTGGAACGACCCTCGCAAGCTGATAAACCCTGATGACTTGGACCAGGATGCCTGGGACCAGTTCTGTTTCGTCGTCTCTCGAATTTTTGGACCTGAAGGCTCTCCAGAATATCAGTTCGGTCTAGACCTGCCAGCATGGCTAATTCAGAAACCGGGCGTCAAGCCAGTTGTGGTTCCGTTCATACAGTCAGCGTTGCGAGGCGTTGGTAAGTCGTGTTATATGAATGCGCTGAGACATGTGATGTGTGCCACGAAAGACGGCACGAACCAGGCCAGGTCAGTGCGCCTTGAAGAGATAGGAGCCAGATTTTTCAACCCCAATGGCGCATCGCTTCTGATGTTGGATGAAGTGCAATTCGCGACTCACAGGAATATGAGACAAGAGGCCACAAGTTTTTGGAAGCACTTAAAGACTCTGATTACGGCGTCAGTTATCTCTGTCGAAATTAAAGGGGGTGGCACCTTCGAGTTGCCAATTATGTCTGGAATGATAATGGCCGGCAATAGTAACAATCACTTCCCTATTGAGGAGGCCGATCGCAGAATTTGGATTATTGATAACAACCCACCGATTCTGGCGAAGGGCTTGGCTGACAAGCTGTTTGACCTGGAAAATCCGGAAGTGAAACTGGCTACGAAACTCAGTACGGCTAACACGATACGGTATCATTTAGCTCGTCACAAGATACATCATAATCTCGCAGAGATGCGGGCCCCAATGAACGACATCAAGCGTGAAATGTTCTTGACAGGGTTGACAGATCTTGAAGAATGGTTCATTACCCACTTCGAAAATCCTGAGAACATAGCTGCTCGTTCTGCACTGGTAACTAAAGAGATGGTGATCTATGCGTTAGAGACCAGTGAGCGGATGATGAACTCTAGGTGGCGTGAGAATACGGAGGATGCTTTCAGAGAACTCAGAAAGCGGGGCATGGTCAGTACCATCAAGGCCAAGGGTCAGCCCTCCCTAACTCGCCAGTTGACAAATTTCCCGAACATAAATGCCAATGGTCTTGACTGCGTTGTCAAGGAGCGAAGCGTAATCTACACGTCCCGACAGCATGGCGAGTTCAATGAGCAGGACAACGATTTTGTTAGACAGTCCCTGAGGTCTAATCAGCTCTCGATAAATGAGTGGCGACAGGCATCGATCAAGAATCGTGGCCAAAAACTGGCCTCATAGATCTTTGAATTTAGGTTAGTCCACGGGAAAATAGCGCTGTATAATATAAACTTCGAAATACGAAAGAAATTATGCCTAGAAATTATTTCACTCTGGACATTGAGACTGCGGCCACCAACAAAGCGATGGAGCTTCATGCTGGGTTAGAGCCCTGGCGGTTACGGCAAGGAAATGGACGTATTACGTCCATCGCTATTTGTAGACCAGATGGCTCTACATTCCAGATAATCAATGACGGTACAAACTGGTTGGACAAAGTAAAAGCTCTTCTAACTGAATTGCAAGGTCAAATCGTATACGCCCATTACGCTGTATTCGATATAGCCTGGCTGCTTGCTCAGCTTCAGCCAGATCGCTGTGGGCCAATCCATCCACTTATGCGTGGGATACAGTGGCGTTGTTCACAGCTCCTCTGCAAGTGGATCTGCAACGGGCAACTAGCTGAGGATACACGATTTAGTTATTCACTGTCTAACCTGACCAAGACCTTCTTGAAGGACGATCCTGATACGCCAGACTTCTTGAAAATGAAGGCAATGGGTTTCAATGCAGGCACCAATGATCAGTACTGGATAGATCGCGGTACGCTCGACGTTATCATGACAGGCAAGCTTGTTGAGTTCTTATTGACAAAGATCCAGCAACCTCAAATTGTTGGCTTGCTCACTGAATTCCGGTGCCTGGTGCCTGTCGCAAATAGCTGGATTATGGGAATACGCATTGACCAAAAAATCTTGGCTCGTCTGCAGCCTGAAATGGCTGGCCAAAAAGCTGAATTTGCTAAACGCTTAGGCGTAGACGAGGGTCTATTCACGTCGCCAAAACGACTAGGTCATAAACTGTTTGTGGAATGGGGCTTGCCAATACAGTCTCGCACCCCTACTGGGGCTCCAGGTTGCTCCAAAGAGGATTTGATGTGGTTACAGTATAACCTGCTGAAAGAAGGTTCTGAGGATTACGCAGCTAAAGTCGGCATTATTCTTGAGGCGAAGGTCATTGCAACAGTGATGTCAAAGTATGTTAAAACCACACATGAAGCGCTCTCTCATACGACTGATGGCTATATCTACGGCGCCCCTCGTATCTTTGGCACTTATTCGGGCCGTTTTACCTACTCCAACACCACAAAATCCACTGATTTTGAAGACGATACTACGTCAAAATATAAAACTGGCATCGCCCTTCACCAAATGCCTAGAAAAGCCAAAAATATCAGAGAGATGTTACTGCCTCCTGAAGGTTATTCTATTGGCGAACTCGACGCCTCGGGCCAAGAATCCAGACTAATGGCTTTGCGTAGTGGCGATGAGACGATGCTCAAGGTTTTCAAAGACGACATGAATTTTCACTCAATGACCGGCGCTAACATTATCGGCTCGGATTACTGGGAGTTTGAAGAGTCAAGAAAAGAAGAGCACGGCGCAGGTTATTACACTGAACAGCGCCAATTAGGTAAACTGACAAACCTTTCCTGTAACTATCGTATCGGTGGCAAATCACTCAGCGAAAAGGCTTTTGTCAACTACGACACGTTCATGACAGTCGAAACGGGGAACTTCCTCGTCAATACGTTTAAGCGAGCGTATCCGGGGGTGCCTAAGTATTGGGACGATGTTGTTTGGGAATGTAAGCAGCAGGGCTATTCGGAAGTATATGGCGGCCGCAGATTCAAACTGTCTAAGTGGGCAACGGATCGTTGGATGACTGAGAGCTCCGCGATCAATGTGCCAATTCAGGGTGCAGGTGCAAGTATGAAATTGATAGCTATTGGTGAGCTTGCGAAGAAGGTCCCGGAGTTCAAATTCGCGTTGGATCTGCACGATGCGTCGTTCGGGTATATCAAAACAGAGAACGCAAAGGAGATTTTCGAGGCCGCACAAAACTGTCTCAATAACATCGACTATGAACCTTATTGGGGATTTAGACCGTCTATTCCTCTTCCATACGAAGGCGGTTACGGATATAATTTTGGGGGTGTTAAATGAGAATACCAGGATATGAGCGATACGAAATTTTCGAATCTGGTCGTATAAAGGGACTTAGAGGGAGATTTCTAAAGCCTGGAAATTATGGCGGATACGATACCGTAGGCAGGTATAAAGAGGGCGAAGAATATCCTACTACGCTTTATGTGCATAGACTAATGGCCGCCTCCTTTTTAGGTTTAGATCTGTCAGATTCAAGTATACAGGTTGATCACATAGACATGGTGAAGACTAACAACGCAGTGCGGAATCTACGGCTGTGCACACAGGCAGAGAATTTAAGGCTAAGAGAAAAGGCTCTAAATCCACAGGATAACGATGAGGTTAAACAATGTAGAATGTGCAATCTGACAATCGCCGTGTCATTATTTGGGCGTAGAAAGCCAGGCGGTCTAACCTCTTACTGCAAGCCTTGCATGGCTGATTATAAACGAAATCAACGAAAGAAGCAAAAATGTCAGATAAAATCCGCATGGCTCTGAGCCACTCTCGTCTTAGTGACTTCAACAACTGCCCGAAGAAATTCTGGCACAAGTATATTGACAAGACGCCTTCTTTCAAAGAAGAGGGAACGTCTCCACATCTTGTGAGGGGTACGAATGTACATAAACAACTCGAGAATTACATCATTAAAATCAATGCGGGTGAGCAAGGTATTCGCGCTAGCTCGTTGACAGAGGTGGAGAACGCGAAACCTATAATTAACGCGATGTTCGCCAGTTATAACACTGTGATGCCGGAAGCTCAGATAGCGATCAATGATAAGTGGGAACAAGTGGAGTGGTTCTCTAAAGATGCGTATTATAGGGCAATTCTCGATGTTATAGCCATCCGCAAGGACGATATACTGATTGGAGATTTCAAAACCGGCAAATACGTCGAATATACGCCTGTTACAGGTTACGGCCAATTAGAGCTCTCTGCCGCGATGGCTCTGGCCCTGTGGCCAGAGGCCTCGACTATTAACAATGCCTACATCTACGTCGACCATCGGAAGACAATTAAGAAGACTTACACCAGGGCCGACGAGCCTCGTTTGGTCGAGTGGTTCAAGAAGGAACACGACAAGGTAAATGCGGAAGAGAACTTCGACCCAACAGCGAACGAATTCTGCCGCTGGTGTCCTGCGACTAAGTTACAGTGCCCATATAGCCGTAAGTTGTAGAAAATAGTTACGGTGCTACTTCTATGTACTTCAGAGCGCTCTGAAATGCGCTCTGATCAGTTTAAATACTAGCTACCAATAGCTATACCAAGGCTGACTTTTTATAACTTAAACCAGAGCGCTAGTTTAGAGCGCCCAGAGCGCAAAAGGTAGATATGGCCCAGACAGCAGAGGCGAAGGTAAAAGCCTTCATCAGAAAGTACATGTTTGAGAACTTCGAAGACATTTGGTACTATTCGCCTATGGCTGGTCAGTTCGGTAACACGGGAGTGCCAGATCACTTGTATTTATGGAAAGGTGTGTTTATCGTCATTGAGGCTAAGGTAGAAGGTAATAGTCCTACAGCCTTACAGTGGAAGCACTTAAAACACGTAGCTCGTCAAGGCGGGGTGGCCGCTGTGGTTACGGGTAAAGATCTTGACAAGATGGTTAAAATACGAAATGCGATATTAGCGAGAATCAGAGATGGAACTCAGACTCCCACTTGAGAAGTACTTATGGCCCATGAAATTGGGGTTGAAGCCCTTTGCTCACCAGGTTGAAACGACAAAGTTTTTACTGAGGAACTTGAGAGCTTTCAACTTTTCGGATTTAGGAACTGGAAAAACGATGGCTTCACTGTGGGCTGCGGACTTCCTGTTTTGTAACGACAAAATCAAGAAGGTGTTGATTGTATGCCCTCTGTCAACGATGCAGTCGGTTTGGGCTCGTGAGATCTTTACGAACATACCTCACAGGCGCTCGGCCATTGCTCATGGAAGTAAGTCATATAGAGAATCTGTGATAAATGGCAAAGCTGACTTCATCATCATAAACCACGATGGCGTAGTGATAATGGAGGACGAGATTATCAAGGCAAAGTTCGATCTGGTTATTATAGACGAACTGACCGCCTTCAAGAAGCATACGACTAATCGTAGCAAGGCAATGATTCGCATATGTCAGAGCGTAAAGGCCGTTCATGCCCTGACAGGGGCTCCTACACCTAATGGTCCTACGGAAGCCTTTGGACAAGCTAAAGTGGTAAATCCAGGCAATCCATTTCTGCCCAAGTACTACACGGCATTCCGTAACTCAGTGGAGCAACAGGTAGGCCCGTTCTTGTGGCTGCCAAAACCGGACGCGGTGAATATCGTCAACAAGATCCTGCAGCCTGCAATAAGATTCGAGCGCGATAAGTGCCTCGATCTTCCACCATGTCAGTATGAGGACCTTATCGTCGAGTTCACAGACGAGCAAAAGACTGTTTACGAGAAGATGAAGAAGGAGCTCCTAGTAGAGTACCATGCAGGCGAGATCACCGCCGTCAATGCGGCAGTGAAAGCCATGAAGCTTTTGCAGATCGCATCTGGCAGTGTCAAGGATGATGCGGGCAATGCCTATAAGCTCGACAGTTCTACACGAGACGATGAGCTGTGGCGTATCTTCGAGGAAACTGGCAAGACGAAGCTTATTGTCTTCTGCGCGTTCAGGGCCAGCATTGAGCACTTGGTGGAATTCTTCAGGGGTAAGAAAGCTAAGGCAGAGTGCATCTATGGATCAGTGGACCACAAAGTGCGTGCGACACATATCAAGAATTTTCAGGACGGGGGCCTGCAGGTACTAGTCATACAGCCACAGTCATCCGCGCATGGTATTACCCTTACCGCTGCCAACGTTATAGTATGGCACTCCCTCGTACCATCTGGAGAGATTTACGTACAGGCAAATGGGCGTATCACCAGAGCGGGTCAGACTCGTAAACAGTTGATCATTCACCTGATAGGCTGTCAGGCAGAAAAGCGTATTTTGCAGATCGTGCAGAACAAAGAGTCTATGTCGCATAGTGTCTTAGACATGTTCGTGGATCTTTGAATATAGATGTACTTGGGATTAAAAGCGCAGTATAATTAACTGGTAGCAAGCAGCTACTACTTATTAAGGAATACGAAATGTTAGAAAAACCCGCTTTCACCAGCATCGATGAGGCCATCAAGGCGTATGTCGATACTCGCGATCAACTCCGCGCTCGTCAGCATGAATTCAAAGTCGAGGAAGAGGGCTTGAAAACAGTCCTTGAGCAAATCTCAATGTGGCTGCGTGATAAGGCCGACGAACTGGGTGTTGACAGCTTCAAATCCAATCAGTACGGCACCGCATTCCGCAGCGTCAAAACAAGTTACCGTATTGCTACAGGTCAGTGGGATACATTCATTGGATGGATCAAAGATACTGGCAATTTCCAGTGTCTTGAAAAGCGAGTCGCTAAGCTGGCCACCAAGGAAATTCATGACGCTACTGGCGTCATTCCACCTGGTTTAGACTACGTGGCGGAGGTTGAAATGGACGTCCGCCGCCCTACAAAATCGTAAGATAGGTATCGGCCAGAACCTTAATCTGGCCTGGTTTAATAATGGAGAAATCCGAAATGACTGATAAAGCAACCGCAGTCGCGGTCCCTGAGTACCTAAAAGCGTACATGTCGCAACCGAATGCTGAGGCTGACAGCCTGGCATCCAGTAGCATCTCCATTCCTCGTGTCTCGCTCCGTGGCCGGAAGTTCCGTCTGGTTGAGGGTGGCGAGGAGGTTCGTAAGCCATCAGATGAATTGCACGCAGTCATCTTGGCTGTGGAGCCGGGTGCTGGCCTCTTCATTAAGACCTATTACGAAGGCAATTACAACAGCGGTGACAGTTCACCTCCGACCTGTGCTAGCTCTGACGGCATTGCGCCTGATGGCTGGGTGACGACGCCCCAGGGTAATCGTTGCGCCTCTTGTCTTAAGAACCAGTTCGGTTCAGCCACATCTCGTTCCGGTAAGAAGGCAAAAGCCTGTCGTGACAGCAAACGTGTCTGGCTAGCTTTGCCTGAAGACATCGATGGCACAGTGTATGCGATGGGCATCCCGGTTACTTCGCTTAAGAACGTGTCTGAGTATGGTCGCCAGCTCAAGACTAATGGCTATCCAATCTCTGCAGTGGTCACTAAGATCACTATGGAAGACGCTGAGTTTCCACAGCTTGAATTCGCTATGCTAGGCTTCTTGGACGAGAAAACTGGTAAGTCAGCCATCGAGCGCAATGTGGCTCGTGACTGGAATATCGGTTCCGCGTCCAGCGCCCCGATGCTAGAGGATAGCACTCGTGAGAAGCCAAAAGCTTTGCCTACGGTGGCCCAGGCAACGAAGGTTACAGACGCCTCTATCGCCGATGCTACCCCCGCAAAAGGTGGCTCCGTCGACAACGTGCTGGGTAACTGGTAAATGACTACGGCCCTGGCGCTTACGCTGGGCCACAATAGCTCTGCGGTCCTGATTCAGGACGGTAGGGTTATTTGCGGTTACGAGCAAGAACGGTTTTCGGCCGTTAAGTCTGATTCGCATTTCCCAAAAGATGCCATCAATGAAATTAACAAACGATTCCCATTGCCGCCCGACACAGCTATCTGTGCCGGTCACTGGTTTCTGGATCATAATCTGCCTGGGCCTAATAAGTACTGGGATCCAGGTTTTATTCGCCAGATGATGCCTGAATGTGAAGTTTACTCCATTGATAGAGAGTTCAGCCATCATGACAGTCACCTAGAATCCGCTATCGTATTTGCAGGTAAGGACTTCGCTGATAGTTACACCGCCTTTATTGTGGACGGTTTTGGATCGTCTGGCGAATGCATGTCCGTGTACGAGGTGAACGGTGAAAGTTACCGCCTTCTGAAGCGCTGGTTTGGATTTGAAAAGTCACTTGGTATGCTATACCAGTACGCCACCGCATTCTTAGGCATGAAGATGCATAACCATGAATACAAGATGTTAGCTTACGAGGTGCATCTCCATGCACTGAGTTATGACGTGAACCATCTGAATACACTGGTTCGTGAAGACGCAGACCGCTGGCTTAAACACATGTTTAAGGGCCCTATCAATGCGGCCACAGACGGTTTGATCTCTCTGACTGCGCTGCCATCGATACAGGCGGATATTGACTCTCGTCTGCACACGGTGCTTCTTGAAATGAATGCAGGTGGCGCTAGTCTACATGACAAGCGCTGCATCATCTCTTACTATGTGCAACACCTGGTAGAGACAATTATGGTGACTATGTTCCACAACTTCGCACCGAGGAATCTCTTGTTGGCCGGCGGATTGTTCTACAATGTGAAGTTAAACAATGTGTTAGCCAAATTGACACCTGGAAAAACTTGCATTTTGCCACTTGCCGGTGATCAGGGTTGTGGCTTAGGTGTGTACAATCGCTACTTTGGCGATCTGATTTGGCCTGAGCATTTATTCTGGGGGCATCGCGATTTGGACTTCGTTTGTGATGATCCTCAAATGCTGTCATTCAATGACATGGATGAGGCTATGGCATCTATAGTGGACGAGCTAAATAGCGTAGGGTTAGTCAACATCGTGCGAGGTGCGATGGAGTTCGGTCCTCGTGCTTTGTGTAATACGACTACACTAGCGGTGCCTGAACCTGAGGTGGGAGCAACAATCAATCGTATTAACGACCGCACAAATGAGATGCCCTTCGCCCTTGTGATGAGTAAGAAGCAAGCGGACAACCTGTTTGTCGATGTGGATCGCATCCATAAATCTCTGGGTTACATGATCTGCACTCGAGACTTCAAACCGGGAATGGCTGACGATTTACTTGGCGGGGCTCATTACTATCCAGACCTAGGTGTGTACACGTGCAGGCCTCAAATTACAGAGGATCGCCATATCCTAGCTCTGGTGAAATTGTTCGGTCCGCTGATCAATACCAGTTACAACTATCACGGTGTCCCTATCGTGTTGGGTGAGGCTCAAATCAAGCATACCCACTCCATGCAGCGGTCTATGGCTCCAGACGTTGCTTTCAAAACCTTTATCATTAGGAATTAATTATGCCCTCTTTCGCACACAAAGTAGTTGACTTCAATCAGACAGTTCTTAAGATCCAACCACGGATCCAAGCCCCTCTGTCAGTACCAGAGTTCGAGATCACTTTTAAGGCCTTGAAGGAGGAGGTTGACGAATTCATCGTAGCTTCTCAGGCCGCGGATTACATCGGTCAAATTGATGCGCTGATAGACCTACAATACTTCGCCATGGGCGCACTGTATAAACTCGGCCTCACCGCGGATCAGATCAATCGTTGCTGCTACGCGGTTCATGATGCCAATATGTCTAAAAAATTAGGCATCAAACCTAGTCGTGGCGATGGCTCAGCAGCTGACGCGATTAAGCCAGAAGGCTGGGAGGCCCCCGAAGCTCGCATCGGTGCGATTCTGGAGTCGTAATGGCCATAATACTCGAAGGGGCTGATAACTCAGGCAAGTCCACACTTGCGGCTAAGTTCGGTCTCGAGGTTGTTCACCCAGGTCCTAGACCTAAAACATGGGCTGAAGAAAATAATTGCTTAGAGGGTCAACTGCGAGATTGTGGGCTTAATATAGTAATGGATCGAGTGACTTGCATCTCCTCGCAGGTATATACTCGAAAACTATTCGACAAGCGGTATATGAGCTATCTTGATAGGATGGTTTATACGACAGGGTGCGTCGTAATATACTGCAGGCCGCCTACGGACATAGTACTAGACATGTCAAATCATGAGGTTAAGCCCTATGATACGCCGAAGCACTTAAAGGATTTGGCTAAAAACGCTGAATCTTATTTGAAGGCCTATGATATTTTATTCGCCAGTCTACCACACTTAGTGTATAATTATCTTACACCAGATAAGTCTTTAATATCTAAGGCCTTAAATCTAGTGTCTGAACCTGAAAGGTGGAAGAGATGGATGAGTTAGCCAGGCGTAATGGGCGAGCATTTTGGGAAATGTTCGACAGAACAATGACCCAAGGTGTAGAAGTCAAACCACGCGGTTTAGTCATTAAGGAAATAGAGGATTTGCAGTTAACTGTACATCCTTTCTTTCCTTTCATGACATTTCGAGACCGTAACTACAGCGTCGATTACTTCAAGAAGGAAATGATATGGAAGTTGTCGGCCAACAAGTACGATGACACAATAAAGCGGCACGCCAAGATGTGGGAAAGCGTACAGAACCCCGATGGCACCTTCAACAGCAACTATGGCCAGTTCTGGTTTGGCGAACAGAATGGGTTCTGGTTTGTTGTGCAGGAGCTTACACGTGATCCAGACAGCCGCAGAGCCATTATCCCGATGTTGAGCAAAGATCACCTTAAGCCTGAGACCGTTGATACTGTGTGCACAGAGTCTATAGGATTTCGTATTCGCAACGGTAAACTCAACATGTCGATCCACATGCGGTCCAGTGACCAAGTGTTTGGGTTAGGCACTGACATCCCAACCTTCGCCTTTCTGTATCGGTTAGTTCTTGGCATGCTGCAGATGAATCGTGAGGATTTGGGCGTAGGTACCATGTGCCTTACGGCTATGTCTAGTCATATTTATGATCGTCACTTCAATATGGTCGAAAATATCCTGGATAACGGTGTGGATCATCTGGATGTGGTCAGTATGCCATTTTGCTCAGGCTCAGAGGCTATAAAGATCGTCGCTAGCCGCGGTAAAAACATGGCCGGCACAGGTCGTCTTGGTGAGTGGCTTGTATCATGAGACCAGATATCGATACCTACTTCATGTCTATGGCTGTCCTAGCATCCAGTCGTGCATCTTGCAGTCGTCGTAAAGTAGGTTGCATTTTGACTAATGCTAGGAACCATGTGCTGGCGACAGGGTATAATGGCCCAGCATCTGGACAGCCCAATTGTAATGATCACCCTTGTGCAGGGTCTGGACTACCTTCTGGGGAGGGTCTGAACCTCTGCGAGGCAATCCATGCTGAGCAGAACGCGTTGCTACAATGCAGGGACGTCTGGTCTATCGACGTGGCGTACGTTACAGCCTCGCCATGTATTACCTGCACGAAGTTATTGCTTAACACGACTTGCCGTAAGGTGGTATTCCTCGAGGAGTATCCGCACTCAGACGCAAAAGACCTGTGGACTAGAGCCGGTCGCGAGTGGATTCAATTCACAAGAAAGGAGCTTCTACTTATACAAAATGTGTAGGTGGAGCGCTCTGATAACGCTCTGACGCGCTCTGAAATAGTAAAACGTATGCTAATACATGCTAGTAAAATAGAGTTGGTCAGAGCGATTACCATTACCAAAGGAAACGATATGACAATCAAGAAAGCCCCAGAGAACCTCCTGCAAGAAGCGGAGGCCGTTATTTATGGAGACCGGGAGACGACGTATGGAGCCCCTGGCAAGAATTTGCTCGCAATTGCAGATTATTGGACTGTGCACCTCAAGCACAAGTACAACTTCAATGGGCAAATCAATATGGACGATGTATGCCAAATGATGATCTCCGTCAAGCAGGCTCGTTTGCTGAATTCCCCGACTCACCACGACTCTCAAGTGGATACGGCCGGCTACATCGCCCTGATGGAGCGAGTACAGGGATGAAGTTCCTATATCGCATGAACGCTAACAGCCTCGGCTCTTGGCGTATCTGGAGTGAGGGAAATACTATTCATATCGCCCATGCCACAGTACTTGGTGGTAGCGAAGTGTTCCATACAGAGTTTGTTCCGGAAGGTTTGGCCGGAAGATCTCTGACTCAACAGATAAAGTCACGTATTGATTCCCGTATCTCTCGTATGAGGGATCGTGGATACAAGGATACAGTGACTGAAGCAGAGCGTGACAGCAATAATCAGATGGGGTTACTTCGCCCCATGTTAGCACAGTCTGTAGACAAGGTCTCTAATATAGATTATACAGGTGCGGTCTTACAGAAAAAGCTTGACGGGCATCGCTGTATGATCACCAAGCAAGAGGGGAAAGTAATTGCGTACTCTAGACAGGGTAAGGAGATTTCTTCGATTACCCACATACTCGGAGCTTTACGGGATGTATTACCTGAAGGTACTACTCTGGACGGCGAACTTTACTGTCACGGTCAGCCTCTTCAAACGCTGGCTTCGTGGATTAAGCGGGCTCAAGATAATACTTTTCTGCTTAATTTCGTTTGCTATGATCTTGTGGCCCCTGATGATTATGTGGAGCGTCACAAGGAACTGAGCGACATAATCAAGGGAACTAATACAGGACACAAGGGGCGGATTCTGCACCTGCCGTACACGCCATATAAGGATAGACCTTCGATGTACGAGGAAATGCACAGGGTGCGAAGTGCAGGGTTCGAGGGTCTTATTCTCCGACTCGCCGGTCGGTCTTACGAGAGTGGCAAGCGTAGTTCTGGGCTGTTGAAGGTGAAGCACTTTCATGACTCAGAGTTCAAGTGCATTGGGGTAGAACCTAGTGCGGATG